GGAGTATTATGAATTTACAACATGAATCAGATATCGTAGAACAGATACATACTGACGTTCTTAAACAGGATGAAGATGGTCTTTTAGAAAACGACATAATGGATGTTGTCATTGAAACAGGTTTACACGCTGATGATGACAGAGATGAAATATTAATGCAGATAGTTGAAGAGAGGTTTGAAGCTTTATGTTAGACACAACTTATATAGAAATCAACAACGATACTTGTAAATATATAAAAGACGGTTTAACATATACCGCTATTATCAAAGAAGTAACTCCACACCATTTAGCAGTAAAGCCAATTAGTGCTGTAAATTATCAAGAAGGTATTTACCAAACTAATTTGGATACTGAATTCGTCGGTGAGATATTTTCATCAGAATGTTATGATGCTATTAATTTAGAAATATTCATGGACGGTAGAGGTGGTGATAATTCTGCTATCGGTGTACAAGGTTGTTACGAACCTTGGAGAAACTGCGCTGCATAAAAAAGGCAACCCTTGAGTTGCCAATTCTATTTACCATCCGCTTTTGATTTTCGTATCAAAGTAATACTGTTTACATTCGCGAACAGTTTCTGAAATTTCTTGTTCTACTTCTATTTTGCATTTCTTATTCAATTCAATCGTGTTATTCGTTGCACTTATAGTTCCTACGGCAAGAATAACCCAAAATACAATAGTCATGATTTACATTCTCCAAGAGATAAAAAAAGGCAACCCCCGAAGAGGTTGCCCAAAGTGGTTTAGTTAACCTAAACTCTTTTTATTAACGAGACTTAGAATAAGTTAGAGATTGTAACTTTTCTGTAGTACTTGTTAGTATCAGCAGTAATAGCGCCGAGACCTTGAGTTGCACCTTGTGCAAAAGGATTCGCAACCATACCATAACGGGTTTTGAAACCAATTTTTGGTTGGAAGCTATTCTCACCAACCGCACGAACCATTTGTAACGGTACGTATGGGCAGTAGAATAAACCTGCATCGAATGCAGATGAACCTTTGTAACCAACTACTAAGTAGTTAGCACCTGCGAAAGGATCAACGTATACTCTGAAACGTCCGTTAAGAACACCAGCAAAAGTATTGCCTGTGTCATCAACTTCAAGAGTATTGCTGTTTAAAGCAGGAGTGTAATCCAATACACCAGCCATTTGTAAAGCAGAGGCTACATCAGAAGAACAGATAACAACGTTACCTTTTCCACGACGAGTTCCTTTAGCAATTGCGTTAGCTTCTTGCTCGATTTGGAACATTAAACCTTTGAACTTCTCAACAGACCATCTACCGTTGGCATCGACGTCAAGGTCGAAAGTACCAGGAGTAGCAGCGCCTGCAGCACCGACAACAGCTGTGTCATAAATTGTTCTAACAACTTCACGGTTGATCTCAGTTAAGATTTCAGTTTGAAGAATGTTAGCCAATTCAGTTTCAGCGTCAAGTCCGTGAACAGCTTTAAGATCCTGAGCAAGCTCAGTAGTGTATTCAGCTTTTAGAGCACGAGTCTTAGCAGCAACAGTTACTTTCTCGATTGAGAAGGCCATTTCTGCATAGTTAGTACCACCACCGTCGCCTAGGGCTTCAGCAGCTGCAGTACCCATACCAGTACCAGAAGTGACAGCGCCACCAGGTAAAGTATTTGCGTGAGTACCAGCTCCACCGAAATCAGTATCGGCTTCGTTGAATAATGCATCGTCGCCAGCTTGTGTACCATACTTTGCACGCATTGCGAAGATAAGTCCTGTAGGACCAGTCATAGGCTGAACGCCACAGATATCATAAGCAATCATGTTAGGTACAGCACGTCTTACCAATGAGATAAGAATTGGATCGTAACCAGCACCAGGACCGCCTGCAGCAGATGCGCCTGTAAATCCACCGGTTGCACCGACGTCATTAGTAGGGGCTTCTGAAAGCAACGAAGTCATGTTTGCTGATAAGTCACCAGTTTCGGCTAAAGCACGTTCTGTATTTTCCAGGATAGTAGCTGTAACTGCTTTCCTGTGTTTGTCAGTAATTGGTGAAAAAGATTCGTGCGCTAAGATAGGCTCCCACTTTTCCACTAGTCTTGTATAGTTATCCATTTTTGGATCTCCTTTATTTAAAATTAAAATTTAATTTAAAAACCAAATTAATTATTCTAATTACTTCTTAGTGTTGAAAGCTTCAACTAGAGCATTAATAGAGGTGTAATCAGAAGCTGGTTTAATCACTTCCTGTTCCTCTAGAATAATTTCATCACTCTCTTCCTGAACATTACCAGTTGCTTCCACAATAGGCTTGTCACTGAAGAATGATTCCTTAATTACTGAAAGATTCTCTGCGTATGCATCGAGATCTTCCACATCAAGTTTCTCAGACAATACTTTCAAACGTTCTACCTGATTAACAGATAGTCCTTCTGAAATTTCGTCAAATTTTTGTCCTGATTTGAAAGTGGCAATTTCTTTTTGTAATTCGATATTCTCGTTTACTAAGTCATTGGCTTTCCCTTCCAACTCAGATACTGTTGTTTCTAAGTTTTCCACAACATCAACAGTTTCTTCTGAAACGCTAACGTTATGTTCAACGAATAAGTTCTTAAGACCTGACATTAATGATTCCGCCATCTCAACCTTAATACCGGATTCGATTGCGATTTCATTCTCAGACATCCATTCAGCAACAACGTAATCTAAATACTTATCAACGTTTTCAGTAACAGTATCCAATTTCTCAGCAACTGCTTCTTCAAGTGATTCGTCTAAAGACTTAGTTAATTCTTCACGAATTGTCTCAGTTCTTTTGTTTACTTCTTCGTTTAATGCGGCTTCAAATACAAGACTGATCTTGCCTTTGAATTCTTCTGATAGATTTTCGCCTTCAATGATTGACTCAATTGAAGATTCTACTACTACTTCTTCTACAGTTTCAACTTCAGCGTCAACTTCAGTTTCTTCAGCAGTAGGAACAGGCTTACCAGCATCAGCTTGACCAGGAATTACTTTCTTGGCATCAACTGCGCCTTTTGGCTCGTCGGTAGTGGTCTTCTTCAGTTTGTCCTTTTTACCTTCTCCACCCTCAGGTGTTACAGCAGCAGGTACTTCTGAGATACCATCGTCGGAAACGAATTTTTCTTCTACGTTTTCCATTTATTTTCTCCTTTAAATTTGTTTATCTTACAAATATCTTTTATAATAAACTTTACTTTATTTATTTATAAAAATTTAGTTTCTCAAAGATTGGACGAATGTTTGAAACATTCTTGTTGCCGTCTCTTCATCAATAGTTCTTACTACACGATTAATCTTTTTCTCGACCTCTTCTTGGATATCGACGATAGCTTGTTGAGCTCTCCAATTTCCAGAAGCAATATCGTAGTAATACTCTACGTTCTCCATGATTCCATTTACGAACGCATTTGGTGCTGAAGGGTCAGTAACAATATCAACAGTAGAAAGATGAAAATCCTTTTGGACTTCCATAACTCCATCTCTACCTGCCTTGACCGAACCAAGACCGCGAGTCGAAACCCCGATCTTTACTCCTTCGTCTAATAGGCTCTTGACGATTTCCCCCATAGGTGTTGATAAGATTTTAGCCTTACCATAAAAATCGTTGCCGTCTCGTCTCATCTCAGTAATTAGATGTGAAACGCGATCCCCGTTGATCTGTGGACCATCAGGGTGACCTAGTTCTCCAAGTGCACGCTTTGTTTCAATAAATTCTTTTTGATAACGACCCATTTCGGCCTCAAGCGTTTTACTTGGATAAATTCTTCCGTTGCGATTTTTGATATCGCCTTGCATAAAGATACCTTCGATAAAGTAATTCTTTTTGCCATTATCTTTGGCTTCAGTAATTACCTCTACGGAATGATCTGTATATTCTGTAATTAAATTCATGATAGGTTCTCCTTAGCAAATTCTAGTATTTCGTTAAAACCTGCTTCATCAGCAACCATAACACCGTACATATCTTTGGAATTTGTTTCTGTTAATTCTTCAAACATTTTATTTAATAGGTTAGCTTCATCTTCGGAAATATCAATTGATGTTTTATTATCAAGTTCAAATGTTCCTGCTTCAATTGATTCTCCGTACCCGGCGCGAGTAAGAATCTTTGCTGCTCCAAGTGGTCGACCATTGACTAATGAATCACCTTTAGCATAAGCATATAATGATTTAACATTTGAGAATACTTCTGCTAACTTGTTCTGCCACCATTCTTCAGGATCTTGTCCTTCTCCAAGGTATTCTTCAATTTCTTGTGAAGCGTAACAAATAAAGTTTAACTGTTTCATCATCATTGGAACTTCTTGTTGGGGACTCTCAAGCAATTCTTCCTCTGTGGAAACTTTGTTTAACATTTCTTTGAACGTTAATGAAATTGTTTTACCGTTTGAATCTTTAATAGAAACAGACGTTGGTGCAACCTTTGGCTTTTTAATTGGTTTTGCTTCAGGTTCTAAAGAATCTTTGTTACCGCCTGCATCAACCTTATCTTCTTTAGTTTCTGCTTTCTTAACTGGTTTCTTTTCTGCCTTTAAGGTATCGCCTGAACAACCGCCTTCTTTAATATGGTAACCATTACCGTCACAATGATCGCAACCTTTGCCTTCACACTTTGGACAAGTTACTTTTTCTTCCATTGATTCGTCGTCTTTCTTATCGTCTTTCTTTTTCTTATTGACTCCAAGAATTTCTGTAATAGACTTTTTAACAATATTGCTATCTTCAGCAACAGGTTTTCCTTGTCCTGTACCACGTTGAGGTAAAGTTTGGTCTACTTTGGATTTGTATGCTTTATCGTAATCAGCTTCAGCGTTGTCGACATCAGCTAGGCGCTTGCCGTCAGTGAGCCCAGGAATCTCCCCGGTGAAAACGTGATCAGGCGCAACAGGATGAGGGATTACCTCAATAGTATGTTGATCCTTAAATCGTTTTTCCTCAGGTGCCTTGGGTTGGGCAACTTCTGAAACAAGATCTTTATAATTTTTCATGTTTAGTCCCTAATTTAATTTACTCTATTCTTTATTTATATCTTAAAAGGCATCGTCTTCTGGATGACCACCTTGCGCCGTTTCGTCAGCAATCTGATCTTCCATTTCCTGCTGTTGTTCTTCAGTCATTTGAAGTACGTTAGCAGTAATCCACTGGTGAGAGAAATACTTACCTGTATAATCAGATATATCTCTAAGAGTATTTAATCGCTCTCTCAAAATCTCAGCTTCTTTCAATTCCTCAAAATAATTATCCTTAACAAAGTCGTAACGAATATCATTCCTAATTTCGTTAAACTCTTCAGGTGTTAAAATACCTTTGAGTACCAACTGCTTCTCTAATACCGTATTAAATATCCAAGAGAAGCGAGTACGAATCCTTCTAATAAACTTACCAAACTTTAATTCATCTCGAGTAATCTCGGATGTTCTACCAAAGCTTGCCATGGCTTCTGGTTCTAAACGTGATAATGGAACCTTTAACGATTTGAACAACTTACGTTGAAAGTATTCCATATTTTCGTTTGTGCTCAGTCCTGGTGCGTTACCGCCGGCTAATGTATCAACTTCAGTTGATCTTTCACCACCACGACGAGGAAACCAAAAGTCCTCTGTCATTGTTAGCATTTTTCTCGAATCAGTAATCTGACCTGACTCTGAATTATACTGTAACTTGTTCTTATGTCGAGCCATCATATCTCTAAGATATTGCTCTGCCTTGTTCTTTGGCAAGTTACCTACATCAATATAAAAAATTCTTCTTTCTGGAGCTCTTGTTAACGTGTATATAACAACAGCATCTTCTAACATTCTTAACTGGTTTAAAGCTTTACTTGCTGGATGTAAATGGGATAGTACTAAACTATTATTCTCATTCATCAAGCCCGATGTTACTCGAGCAATTGCATCCTTAGCAACTTTAATTCCCGATGTACTAGAATTCGGAGAACTACCTGCACCAGCTGAGCTATTCTGAAATCCTGTTTCTGAATACATATAGTATTCATTTTTAACTTTCTTTACAGGTATTCCTGAATGCGGATCTTTTTGTTTCTTATCAACTTCTCGTATTAACTTTAACTTACGAGGATCAACATATCTTAATTCTATTACACCTTTCTTAACATCTTCAGGATCAATAATAATATGATAATTCAGTCTACCGTCTACATAAAACTTTTGAAACATATCATATGAGTTGTTTGTAAAATCAAATAAAGCAAGGATCTGGTCAAACTCTTTAACAATAGTTTTCTTTACTTTATCTGATAGTTCAGTTTCTCCTAATGAGATATCAACAACTCTATCATTTGTATCAACACTAATGGCTTCGTTAATGATGTCATCAACAGCTTGAGATATCTCAGGCTGCATTGCCATTGAACGATACTTGGTAATTAGGTCAGATTCTGTTTTAGCAGAACCTTCCATATCCAAGATCGTATTATAAAATCCACCAAGCGCATTACCAACGGTAATCGCTCCATCATCGTTAGAGGGTTCAGCGAAACTAACTGGTA